AAAGACGGTGCCCCAGGCCTTGGTCTTGACCGGCTTCGGCTGGATTTTCACATCAAGAAGGGAGCGCGACGTCATGGGGCTGGCGTCCGCGTAACGGCGCCAGTCAGCTGGAGCACAAAGTCCGCCGTCATGCGATCCTCAATGTCGGACATCTGGGTATTCGACGTCGCCAGAAATGCCGTCGCGGCTTTCGTGGCACCGTTCGGATACGTGATTGTGGTCAGTTGAGGGGCGCTGACGAAGGGCGGTGTCACCTGCGGATCAAAGTTCATGCTCCCTTCGATCCTCCCTGGATTGACGATTGCGCCTTGAAGGTACTGCTTGGTCGCATCATCCGCGCTCGTGACGTCGACGACTTCGATCCCCTCATCGGGCTCTGTCAGTGTCAACAGCTGCGCCGTGAAGCCACTTCCGAAATCCAATGTAATGCCTGCACCAACTACTGCCATCAGTCTCTCTCCTGTTAGATCCGTTGCCGCTCAATGAGCCGCTTGACCTGTCGCCGCAGCTCCTTCGGATAAGTCCGGCGCATGTGATGCTCGGCCGCGGCGCGGCTGATCTGCTCCGCCTCGGGCATCAGCTGCACCACGGCTTCCTCGATCGGTAGCTGGCTCATCTGGCCATCGGGCCGGCGCTTGTGCCCGGCGCCCGGCTTGCGGGTAAAAATACCTGTATGACCGCTCGGCATCGTCGCCCGGAAAGCCCCCTTGAAAGACCGGCGCCCGATTTTAACGCCTCCCGTCGAGGTCGCGCCGACCGCACCGCCCAGCTCCGCGGCCGTGATCCGTTTCTTGAGCCCGAGCCAAAGCGAGGCACGCGGGCGCATGCGCGAAGCCTTATAGGTCCGGACACGCCGGTTCAATACCTTCTGGGGGATCCCCTTATCGAGCGCCAGCTCGCGGCGCGTCTGCACCCGGGCGCGATCAGCCGTGCGGTTCAGGGACTGGATGATGATCTTCTGGTGCCGGGCGTTCAGCCGATCCAGCTGAAAAAACGAGCCCTTCATATCGACGCGCACGTCGAGGCCGGGCGGGGCAGTGGCTTTCGCTTTGCGGCGCCCGGACAATGCCAGAGCGACGAAACCGCGGATCAGAAATGGGACTGCCATCGGTAAATCCTCACCCGCCATTTCGGGTATAGGGGCGGACATCCGTATCCGTGGGATAACAATCAGCCGCTAACAGTGTGGCATAGCTGAGACGATCCTTTCAAGCAACATCTCGGCCGTGCCTTGCACGAGACGAAGCTCCTCATACAGCAGCAGATAGGTACAGGGCCCCCCTTTCGCGGTGCTCCGGCTCAGTCCGATGATGGCATCGGCGCGGAGCAGAATATCGACAAAGTTAGGGGCCGGGCCATGAACGCCCGGCTCCAGCCAGCCACAGGGATCAAAAGCAACGAAGCACTCCGGAGTCAAGCGACCTGGTTGCCTTGCAGCTTCACCAGGGCCGTCGCGTCGCCATCAGCCGCGGTGGCCCAGAACGTGCCGACGAGACTGCCCGCCCCCGCGGTGATCAGCTGACTACCGTTATCGTTGGCCTTGGCGCCTTGAGCCCCACCGGTGCCGGCGCCCGTCGCCTTGGCCAGCTCCACGACCCCCTCTATCTGCACCGTGTTGACGGCGTTTGCCGCCCCGTCATTGAGCGTCACGCCGTACAGTCCGTTGATGCTGACCAGTTCGCCGGCCACAACCGCAGAAGTCAACACATTGGCTTCCACGTTCAGCTTGTCGCCTTGATAGGTGTACCCTTTCATTGATCGCTGCTCCAGAAAACTTAAAGTGAATTCTCGCCCTGCAGGTCCTTAGACGCCCGCGTTGCGGACGATGGTGCGGAAATCGAGCGGTGCGGCCGCGGCATCGATCCGCACCTTCATCTCCACCCCGTCGACGGTCCAGCCCTCTTTGGTCTCCATGAAAGGTTCTTGGTTGCCTTCGAGGAAGCCAACCTCGATCAGATCGAAGTTGTCCGGATTAGTGCTGCCATACCATTCTGTCGCCGAATTCTGGGAAAGCCGCGGATCGGCTACGACATCGAACTCGCCCTGGAAGGGATTATCGGCGCGGCTGTTGCCGACATTATCCGGATCATACTGACTGCGCAGCAGCACTCGAGCCGTGGTCCGCAGCTCCAGCGGCACAATGACTTTCTGCAACGGCAAGTTCAGCCCATGCGCATTGTCGTCCGGATCAGTCTGCAAGCCCAGAATGACCTGGATCTCGTCGAGTCGGTCAATGGTCGGAGGGCCTGCATCGGCCGCAATGTTGTTGTGGGCGGCATCAAACAACGGCTGCCCATCCTGGAGCATGGTCGGGTTCGAGGTCAGCACGAAGTACACCAGATCGCCCACTGTACGGCTGGCGGCCCGGCCCTGCTTCATGCCCAGGCGTCCGAACTGCTGGAGGTCATCATTCACCAGGGCGGCCCGGGTAATGCCGATGATCGACCCGTAGGTGCCGAGCACAATTTCTTCCTTGCGGTCGCCGACCGTGACATACCGGAATTCCCCCGTATTCGGATCGATCTGCGGCAGGGTCGGATATTCGCCGAGGGCGGTCCGCGGCGACGGGCGGAAATCGGGGATGCTGCCCGGGCGGGCAATCATTCGCCAGGTTTCCTCAGCCTCTTCCCAGCCGCGGAGCACGGCCTTGTTCAGCGCGTTCTCCAGCAGGGCAGGAAAATCGCTCGGGGTATGGGTGATCCCCCGGTCGGCTCGGATGCTGTAGCCACCTCGACGGCCGGCGCCGAGCGCGGCGCCCACGATATCCAGACGGTTCATGCCGCGGACGCGTTCGCCCTTAGCTTCCAGAGAGCGACGTGCCATCTCCGTGCACGTCATCCCCATGTACTCGGACTGCGCCACGCGGCGCCGGGTCTCGCCGTCCTTATCCAGATCCATGCGGACCTCCAGGGCATCGCTCATGCCTTCGGCAGCTTTCTCGCCGGCATCCCGCCCGGCCTCGACACGCCCGGAACCGCTAACGCCGCCCTCGGCCGCGGATCGGGCCGCAATGGGCTCAGAGACAATCGAAGCAATCTCGCTGAAAAGATTTTCCCTCAGCTGATCGGGGGTCGATCCTTTCGCAATAGCCGTCGCCTCCATGGCCCGAAGCTTATCAGGCGCCAACGACTTGGCAACGAGATCAAGGGACATGATCCCCTGAATCGCCGACACGCGCTCCCGCTCGGTTCCGATGATAACGGTCTTGTCTTCAGGCGTAGACATCACAGCGGATCTCCCTTCAGTGAGTGATATGGCCGCGACGGAAAGCGGGCTCGTGATCTCATCGATCAAGCCAGCCGCTAGCGCTTCGGCCGCGGTGAAATAATGATTTTTGCCATCGTCGATCCAGGCCGCGACGGTCTCGGCCGCTATCCGATCCCCACGCCGAAAAGCCCCTGTCATCGCATCGCCATAGGCTGAGAGCGCTGCAGCGGCATTCGCCAGATCGGACTGATTCGAATACCCGGCATCGACCGAAGGCCCATGGATCATCATCACGGCGCTCGCGTCCATGCGGATCGTGTCGCCGGCCATGGCGATAAAGGCCGCAGCACTATGGGCCACGCCATCAACGTGTATGACGGTGTCAGCGGGATAATTCCGGATCGCCGTGGCGATGGCGATCCCATCATCCATGGATCCACCCTGGGAATTGATCCGCACCGTGAGCGGCCCGGACATGTCCGCGAGGGCGTCGACGATGTCTCGTGCCTCGACACTCTGCTCTGCCCAGAAGTCCGGGCCAATCGGCCCATAAATCAACAGCTCGTTTGTCTTCGCCGAAATCTCGAATCTCATAACCACTTCGCCTGTAATTCAGCGCGGATCTTGTCGCGTTGCGTCTGCGTCAGCGCACCATTGTATATGCGCAGCTCCCCCACGTCGCCGGTCAAGCGCTCGCCACCGTCCAGCTCGGCCCCTAATGTCAGGGATTGTAGCTCACGAACCCCGGCATTACCGGCAACCGGCGCCCCGTCTATGGATAGGATAGACCCCGCCCCGTCGAAAATCGCTTCGACGACATGCCAGAGTCCATCGACGCCCGCGGCATTATCGACTGACTGACCCGCATTAATCCGCCAGGTCGCATCATTACGGCGAAGGGTCGTCAGCAGGCCCAGCAGTGCCGACACGTCCGGCGCATCGACAAAATGAGCATGGCGCGTAAAATCAATGAGAATTGAAGTCTCATATGTCACCAGCAATCCATCGACAGGATGCGTATGACGCAGGGCATCGACGTCGAGAACGATTTCAGGCGCCGCTTCGATATCCACTGAATCAAGAGGATGCACGTGGAGCAAGCCATTCGTCAGTAAATCAACATGCCAGTAGGCATTACAGGGATCCAGCGGGTGGGCATGGCGCAATGAATCGGGAAGTAA